CAGACATCCACAATTTACCAGTTCCAGTAGCGTTAGAAGTAACGGCTAAACTGTTGGCAGGAGCTGTAGTGGTGGTTACATTGTCGGTAATAGCAATATCAAGAGCTAGAATTTGGACTAAACCAGTAGAAAGAGTGATGCTATCAAGTTGAGGATCTGCGAAAGCTACACCAATAGCTTTAGTATTTGAGGTCATGATTTTTCCTTTGCAAAGAGGGTTGAACTACCACCCCATTATCCTATTTTTTTGTAAATATTCAATAATATTAACGATTTCTTAGCCAATCTCCAAAATGACCTACAAAAGTTTTATTTCCTGTATGACCCATTTTAATTTCAGGATCACACCAAACCTTACCGCCTAATTTGCTCCACCTAAAACAGAAGGAATAATCTTCTCCGTATTTTTTATCTCCTTCAGCAATATGAGCAAAAAGGTCATAAAACAAATTGTCTTTAGCTCCATCATGGAAGTATTGCTCAGGATAGGCTTGCACCATTTGTTCTAAACAATGACGACTGATTTTCATAAATCCAGTAGGAATGGCAGCGACTTCTAGCAAACCAGTTTCAGGATCTGCCCAAAGTTCAGGTTTATCTAGGTATTTAACTGGAAAGCCTAATTCATCAACTCGATAAGGGTAAATTCCACCGACTAGATCAACTTTATGATCCACAAGTCGTAAAAGAGCGCCTTTTCCCCATGCTACATCTGAGTCCACAAAGACTAGGCAATCGGATTCTGTCTTTAGGAAATTAGAGGCTATAGCGCCTCGGCAATCGGCTATATAAGCGCTTCCTATGTCATCAATTAGGGTAAATGTATCCCCCCTAGAAACAAGCATTACAAGATCGTTTACCAAGGATCTCATAGTTGCCATATAAACCGAGCCTGTATAGGCTGGAATAGCAATAGTTATGTGCATTTCTTCCCTTCACAAAAGAAAAAGCCCACCCCTTTTGGGAGTGAGCTTAGTTTTACGACATGATTAGGCTGTTACACCAATGTTCTTCAATGCAGTAATGATGTCATTAACTGCTGTAGAAATTGCTGTTCCTGTAGCGTTTGTTGCAATTGTAGTAATTGCAGCAGCTTGCACTACTGGAGTTTCGCCATAAAAGCCGATTTTTCCACCAGCTACACCAAGGGCAATACCATCTGCTGCATTGCCGTTGAATAGATAGACTGTGGATACTGTTGATGCTGGTCCTGGATTAGCCATGATTTATTCCTTTCTTTAGCCAAAAAATTAAGATGCGATACGGCAAGCCAACTCAGGATAGAGAGGCGCCCATCCGTATAGAACATCTAGACGAGTAGGAATCGAGTCATTGTTAATGGTGTATTGACGAACTACACGCATTGACAGACCAATTTCCTTGTCGCTTGCTCGACCAGCAAAATGAACACCTTCAGGCAATTCAAGATCGGCTACTGCGAGAGTAAATGCGTTCTTGTGCATGAGGATATTTTGTGGGCTAACAGTTCCTGAACTATTAAAGAAAGTTACAGCTTGTGCGCCTGAACTTGTTACGCTGATGTTTTGGAATTGACCAGCGCTGATTGGAGCAGGAGATACATTGACTGTAATTGTTCCACCAGTTCCACTAACAGCAGTATTAACTACGAAATTACGCAGTTTGCCGTAAGACTGACGATTCTGTGGGTTTACACCGAATACACCAGCAATAGTGAAGGTATCACCTTGATTTAGGCTAACTGTGTTAGTCAAAGTCAAAGTAATGTTGGCATTGGAAGCCCAACCGCTAGTCAAGAAACCAGTAGCTGTAGTTACATTGACTGTAGCTGTTCCAGCGAATGATCCGTAAGTTTGGTTCACAATGTTCTGATCCATCTTCCAATTCATACCGCCTGAATCACGACCCATCAAGCCTTTACGATACTGAGCAGAAATAGCTTCTTGTGGAACAAAAAGACCCTTCAAGCTATCAACAATCGTTGCGCTTGAGAATGGATCAATAACAACTGCTCTGCGACCATCTCTTGGAGCGCCTTCAGAATCAAGGTAAGCACCAGCGTTCAAGAAGGTAATCAAGCCAGTTGGAGGAGTTCCAGCCGTTCCTACAGTATTGTAGGTGCTGTTTTTAGCCATTGTTAAGCCATCTAAGTCAATCTTGTTGGCGATAGCAGCAACTGCTGGCTTCAAAACACGATCAGAGAACATATCCAAGCTCAATGCCAAATCCTGAGTAGTGAACTGTGTATCCACATGGAACTGGGTTGAGAGAGTTACAGGAACTGAAGTTTCGTTGAAATCTTCAACATTAAGCGCAGGGCCTGTCGTTCCAATGAAGCGACCAGGTCTACGGACATTGACTGTGTTACCAATCTTTGCACCGACTACAGCAAACTGGTCATCATAGTTACGATCTACTTAGGAGCTTTAGACTTCTGAGTAACAGGCTTACTTATAGGCTTTTCTTCAGCAATTTCTTGCTTTTCAAATTTAGCCTCCAACTTCCCAATCTCTCTAAGCGCTTTAGGAATAGGCAATGCTTGGAACTTCTCAGCTTCTTCTTCCTCTAGACTAGCTAGATAATAAAGAATCTCAGGGCCAACATCCGATTCAATAATTGCATCTCTAACTTCGTTGCTTACAACGACTTTAGTCGATTCAACAATATCGTCAAAATCAGCTAAATTAGGCTTTGCTTTCTCAAGTTTCTCACTCCAAGTCTTTAAGACTTTAGAGCGTTCTTCTTCAGCTTTGCGAACCGCTTCTTGCTGATCCCTATCGTATAACGCTTTTTCTGCTGACCATTCCGCTAATGCCTTTGCATATTCAAAAGCATCATCAAACTGATCTGCCCTAGGTTCTGTTCCGATTGGATCTTCCACCTTTTGCTGTGGAGCGTTCCGTTCTTCATATTCCCTAAGTCTAGCTTCCAAAGCCTCTTTTTCAGCTTGTGCCTTGGCAGCGTTTTCTTCTGCCAATTTACGAGCCTTAGTAAGCTCCGAAAACCGCTTTTCGAGTTTAGGATTTTGTTTCCGTTCCTCTGTTACTTTCGCTTCAGGTTCTGATTCTTGTTCACTCTCACCTTCAGCTTCAACTATCGGCTCTGATTCAGGAGTTTCCTCAACTTCATCAGCCTCAACAGGAGCTTCCTCGGTAGCTAAACCAAGACGATTCATAGTCCATTCAGCTAAATTATCACTTGTTACTACATTTCCAGCTTGTTTTGCTTCTTGCACTTCTGCCATGAGTTTTCCTCAAGATTTAACCCAATGATCCCATTGGTAGGTTTAAAACAATTCATTTTTACCACTAAAACTTATTTAAAACAATATTATTTCTTTTCTGCTAGTTTCTTCTCAATAAAGTCTTTACGATTTTCAGAGGTAACAATTGATCGGTTAGGACTCTCAGCTTTTTCACGCTTTTTAGCTCTTTGTTCGTAAGCCATTTTTGCTGTATCCATAGCATCTTCTTTGTCATCTCCATGATAAGAAACAGGGCCTTCCCCCATATGTTTTCCATCTTCATAGTGATGAACTTGGTATTCTTCCCATTCTTTACTGTGTCTGACTTCAGACCTGTGGGCATCATCACCAAATTTCTTGATTAATCTTGTTCCTAGGGTTGGGCTTGGCATTATTGAACTCCTTGTGGCATAGGTTGTTGGGGTTGCATAGGTTGTTGCATAGGTTGAGGTTGGATTGGCTCTAAAGCCATATCTCTTTGAGGCATAGGAATATTGGTCTGAGGCGCTCCAGTTAAAGGATTGGACTCATGCGCTATATCACTAGCAGCTTCTTTTGCATAGGCAAATTGCTCATCATTTCTACGCTCAATCTCAGCTTCCAACTGTCTTGTATCAAGATTGGCAATAAGTAGCTTAACAATCGCATCAATTTCTGTCTTATTCTGACTTGTAATGGATCGAGTATTTTGGTCATTGACCTTAACTTCTGCCATTGTTTGAGTGTTATAAGCTCTAGCAGTTGTTTCCATAAGAGTGCGCTTGGTATGAGCATCTTCTTTGGCTTGTTGCATTGTTGCGCCATATTTAATATCCATAGCCAACATCTGTTTTTCTTGCTGTAATTGCTGAATCGTCTGTTGAGCTTGTGCCAACTGCATCTGAACTTGAGGAGGAACATCTGATTTCTCGTCAATCTGAGCTAATGGATTGGATGCTGCAAGTCTGTCGGCAATAATTTCAGCGCCTGGGAAGTCCATATTTCGGAAAATAAGATCACCAGCAGTTGCCATCAAATTAGGATCGGCAGCAAGTAAAGTCATCATGTTTTCGACAGCTTCTGTTCTCTTGGTTGAGAAGCCTGGTCCTGTATCCATAACCACATCATAGCGACCAACAGATACATCATTGAGGATCTTTTCGACACCTTGCTCATCCGTTACTCGCTGATTAAGCGTAACAATTTCAGGCTTTTCATCAGCTCCGATAATCCGCATTACACGCTCTGTATCGTAAATCTTAGGAATTAGATCAAGAATAATACGACCACAATAGGCAATAGAGCGAGTCAGATTGTCGTAATAATGGAAGTTCACCATCTCTACCTTCCGAATCAGTCTGCTTGTAACGCAATACAGGCATAGCTTTAATGTTAGCTTGATTCCACTCTAGTTCATGTCCTTCGTCTTGACCTTCAGCAAGTATCCATTTCGCTTTAGGAGCTAAAGCGACAGATTCTGTCAGAGCTGTAGTCCAGTAGTTATACATACGCTGAGGATCTTTTGCCATTCTGACCAAGCCAAACTTCTTGTGCTTGGCATCAATAATGCAAGACTGACCATAGACAGGAATGATTGGAATGTATTTACCAGCCCAATCTCCTTCTTCAAGCACTTGCATAGCTGTTACTTTGCACCACTTAATCTGCTTCTTATAGCTATCTCGCTTCTCAATGATGGTAATTCCTGCATCTGCTAGAGCTTGTTCGCTAGGCATTTCGTCTTGATAAACACTTGTTCCATCTGACAAAAGCACCAGTTTTGTAGGAGTCTTAACTGTGTAGAAGTATTCAGCAATCCGAACATCTTCCTTAGTAACCCATTCTGCATCCGAATCACCAGTTCCTCGGCTAGTAAAGCCTTGACCATCATCCTTATCAGGATACATAGCCTTAAAAGTCTTTTTACTAACGACAGTCGTAATCAAGCAACGCTCTGCATCCGATCCATCAGGAAGCTGTGAGTTAGGATCAAAATAGACTGTAAAAGGATTGTCGATTGGTCTGATGTAGATTTCCTGTTCAAAGGAATCATCAGAGATATAGTCGGTCATTACTCGGAAGTAACCCCAACCCATCTTTACTGCGTATTCAACTGCCGTATCGTATGCGACATCAGCAGAGGATTGGTATTCAATGTGTCGGCAAACACCACTAAGAATCTCAGCTAGTTTGGCATCTGCCTCGTTATTCATGCCTTGGACTTTAATCCGAGGTCTTTGCTGTCTGATTTGGTTACAGATTTGACGAACATAGGCATCTACCTTATTAATCGTCAAGCAAGGTCTAGACTCTAGAACTCGGCTATTTTGCACATCTACTGGCCATTGATCGCCAGCGCAAAACCTTACATCATCAAGAGCTTCAGCTCGATTGTTAGAGTCGGTATCGTTACAAAGGTTTAGAAACTTTTTAGCTTCATTAATACGACTATCTTCGCTTGAGTCTTGATCTTGATAATCTGCCATATCTATCCCATCCAACTCCCCATAGGAGCATAAGTTTGTTTAACTGGTTGCCTTTTCTTAGGCTCATTAACCATTAATCCAATATACCGCCAAGCATCTGCACCATGACTGTAGATATTATGCAAAGGCTTTTGACTAAAAGTTCCATGCTCATCAACATCATAGCGATAATGTCTTAAACAGTTTAAACCTTCTTCTGTATTTTTTCTATCAAAATAACATCTTGGGAATATTGTTCTTGCTGCGTTGATTGAGTCTGTAATAGGAACTCGGTCAAGGATCTGAACTTTTAATCCTGTCGCTCTAACAATTTCCTCAATAGACTTTCCTGTTCCTAATGACTTGGCAGCTCCATCATGGGGTAGCCAAATAGTGTCGTAAATGTATCCAAATGTTTGCATTAGGCTTAAATAATGCTGAATGGTCTTTTGGTTATCCTCAAAATATCTTAGCACTCGTATGTCAAATCCAACATATTGAATAATCCAACAAGCCGTATTGTCTGCCCAACCGAGATCAAAGACCGCATGACAAGGCTTAGAAGGATCGTAAGGAACATTGGTAATTCGGTTCTCAAGCTCGGCTTGCTCCATCTCCTTACCAAAGATAGCTCCATCAACTGTGTTCCTTGTAGCGCCTTCCCACACATTGTTATAGGCAGATAAATCTCTACCTTTTAGCGATAAGCGCTCTAAATTAAGGGTTTCAGGAAACCAAGGATTGTCATTCCAATTTACTTTTACGACTACAGAGCTTTCAGGAGGACTCTCCACAAAACGCTTCCAAGTGTCATCAGTCGGAAGCTCAGGATTGAAGCTGACCCATATCTCCGAGTCTTGCTTACGGATTGTCGGAATCAGCACATTCCAACTGTTAGCCGATACGGATTGAGCCTCCTCAACCCATGCTACATCAATGCCTTCAATCGACTTGATGTTATTGGTATTGTTCTTGATGCCAGCAAATATGAACTCAGTTCCGTTTAAACCTCGAATCGTTGTCTGAGTAATCTCATAGAAAGACTCCATGTTCAGCTCATAGATTTGGTCTGACAGGAGCTTATGAACCGAATCCTTAATACTGGTCTGAAATTCCCTAGCGCAAAGGATACGCAAAGGCTCTTTAGTGCCTTTAGCTAACAGCGCTCTAGCAAAGCACCATGACTTAGCGCCTCCTCGACCACCATAGAATATGCGATACCGAGTCTTTTCAGGTTGAAAGAGTGCCTCAAATTTCTTAGGAAACCTTATCCTAGAAACCGCATCCTTAATCTTCTGATCGGATTGGTTCAACAAAGGTTATCTCCACACCTTTTAGCAATGGAGCGCCTTCAGCTCCAGTTAGCTCTTGTTTGATACGCTCCGAATACTTCTTAGGAAATCTTGCTGCCATTGATCTAGACCAAAGACCCACATTCAATCTATCCCCATCTTTATGCTCTACAAGGTAGGCTTGAGCGTGTTCTTCCCACCAAATCATCTCTCTGACTTTGGCTTCCTCCAAGGCATGAAAAAATTCTTCATGTTCATCTCGCCAATTGCACAAAGTCCTGTAAGTAATGCCCAATGCACCTGAAATCTGTTCTAGGGATTTACCCTTAGTTCCAAGCTCGATAGCCTTCTGACAATAGGAAGGATCGTATTGCGTTGGTCTGCCTACAGGATTTGCTAATTCAGTCATTTTGGTTCTTCGGTAGTCTTTTCCGTATTCTCTACCAATTCTTGAGCTTTTGCATCAGCTTCTGCTTGCATCATTGCATGAGCTTGTGGAATAGCTTGAACTTTGATCTTATCAATGACAGGAGCAACCAAAGCGTATTCCCCTTTGGATAGAGCTGCCAAAATAAACTCTACT